GGTTTGCGTGTTCTTTATATAAAGACAAAAAACCAGCATGATATTGTCTGTAGGTTTCGCCATCTTTTTTCTCTACTTTGCGGTGAAGGATATCACGTGCACTAATGATGTAATGATCCGCACCTGCTTGGATAAAGTAACGATTATAACCGCCCCGATCTTGTCGAACAGTGCAACCCAATTTACGTGCCAGTTTTGCAGTACCCTTAGCGATAGTTGCAGATTGTTTAGCGTTCAATTTACTGATTAAATTTAACATAATAATTACCTTTTAAAAGTTTAGTTTAGTTTGAAAAATTGGTGGGCATCCTTGCCCGTGTTGCTATTAGTCTTTGATTCGAATAGATCGTAAATTGTCGTTGATGTGCTTTACTTCGAAATACTTATCCATTAAATCATTATAATGTGCTAGATCGCCCTTGGTTGGATCATCACCCATTTTTAACATATCCGACCAATCCCTGACTTGTTTAGCTAAATTATATTCACGCACATTAAGTGCAATGTTGATGATTTTGATTTCGCTTTCTGTCAGTTTAATATCTAGGCTCATTATCTTATACTCTTTTAGTTTGGAAAATGTGTTGAGGTGTTCTCTCAACTCGTGCAACTATTGTCCCAAAATACGGGGATGCTGTCAACACTACGAGCGAAAATAAACAGATATTTCTCATGTATCTAATGCATGCCTTGAGGATACTTTATGATTCTAGTGCATGGCAAAAAAACCGATACAAGACAAAAAGAAACAGACAATTAAATATAAATTTATAAAATTATAATTGTGCTGGGCTTTAAGGATATTTAATCCTCAGAGAATCCAGCAGGAATAAGGCATTAATCCTTGGTTGTGGTGTAGCTGGTGGTGCTACCTACCCAATAGACCCCACGGGGAAAGCCGCTACTATCGCACTACGATATACCACCTCAGATTTTTGGGTTAAAATTAAGACACCCAAGTAAGGTAGCGAATCTTAACGAACCTTGAGAGTCTTAACATATATATCTATGGGGGGAACTACAAGGGGTGACCCCTAACCATCCTTTAATCAATCCTACATTACCTGTACTTATACCCTAGGTAATATTCAGCACTCTTAAAGATACTCTATTATACTATAGTATATATCAAAGGGGGGGGTCTCCTATAGGGGGTGGTTAGAGGAAACCCAGTCATAGCAAGGGATTATTACCTAGCTCTTTAAGCTTAGTTTTAATGCCTTTAACTTGCTCTTTAAGGACAACCACATCTTTCTCAATGTCGCTTGTGCTTGGGATACTAATGCTGTTAACTTTCTCAGCCAAGTTATCAACCCTGCCACGTAGCTGTTCAATTTCTTTTCCAATCTTTCCAATGTCATTATCTTCTACCCTTGTTTCTAGTTTAACCAACCTACCTTCTAGTTGTGTAGGAGCGTTTGTCTTCTCTAAGGAAGCTACCTTCTCTGTTAGTGTTCCATATCCTATGGCTGCACCACCAACTGAACTAGCTAGTCCGACCCATAGTGCTACATCTTGAGGTTTCATCTTAACATTGCCTCCAAGTCAGGGATGGGTGCATAAGCATAGTACATATCACTATAGACATCTTGAGCGTACCCTTCCCACTCTACAGTTAACATAGCAGGACTAATGTTACTTATACTTATCGTAACAGTGTCAAAGAATGCTTGAGTAGACTGAGTGTTAATCACTAGGTCAGCTATAGTGTCTACAACTTGTATGTCTTGAGCGTAAGCTTCAATCATGTTCTTAGTAATAGAAGCCTCTAACATTGAATCAATACTGGTGTTGTACTGTTGTACATCTTCCTGTTTGATTTCTGTTAGGTCATTCTCTACTGCATAGTCTTGAGCTGCTATAACGGTTGACTCATTACCTGTGGCAATCATCTCTGCTACTTCTGTCACTTCCATTATATCGCCCGCAGCTTCGATTAGAGACTCTTTAGCTTCATGGTAGTCCTGTTGCTTATCTTCTATGAGATCGTCCAGCACAACGGAAACTAGAGCCTCTGGTGTGCTACTTTGTAAGCCTTGAGTGTACAGATTATTAAACTGGTCTACTTGTGATTGAGTAAGCTTGTACTTATCACCCGTATACTTATTATATATAATAGTAGTGCCAGCTTCCATAGACCAAGCGGTAAAGTCACTAAAGTCATACAAGCCACTAACTAAAGTACTGTTAATGTCACTTATGCTTTCTGCCAAGGATTCCGTGTCGTATGGGCTTTGGCTTTTCGCTTCGCTTGACAACAGGAAGATCAGGCACAATGCTAGGGTGTTCTTTATAATATTTAATTGCTTTATCACCGATTAGTCCTCCTATCGGGCATGGGGTTTTTGCGTTTAACATCGCATGAAATACTCTAGGGTCATTACACAAAACACTAGTAGCAGCAACCTTAAGACCAAGTTGTTCTAACTGTCTAGATAGCTTTAACATCTCACATACCTCATCTCTAGTGGATGAACCGTAAGATATACCTATCTGTAATGTTTGAACACCTCGTCCATTAGACACAACACAGACATCTTGGTTGTATACTGGGGAAGCTGCACCTACTGCTGTGGGTACTGGTGTACCTTCTTGACTTACTACAGTGCTTGTTGTTGTGGTTATAGTCTCTGCTTGTGTGTTGCTACTAAAGTCACCCTGATTTGCATCATTAGCAAGTACAGGGGAACTTAAGAACACGAGCATTATTAGTCTTTTTAAATCCATGTGTTAGCTCTTTTGGGGGAATTTACATTATCAAGAGTTAAGAACCTGTCTATTTCAGCTCTTAATAATTCATCTTTACGTTCTTGCATCTCCATGTCTACATCAGCAGCCATCTGTTCTACCCAATACGCTACACCCATCGCTAGTGCATCTAATCTATCGTCATGCGCTAATGCACCACGCTGTTTAGTGACACGAGTTAGCTGATAAGTAAGCATATATCTCTGAGCTTTCTCAGGGGGATGGTGTTGGACGCTATCGTAATCCTTTTGGATAACTTTAGGGTCTATGATGAGCTTATGTTGATTCATAACAGGCTCTAACGTATCAATAATACGTAGTTCTTTCTGCTTGCTGTGTCTCACCTCTTCCGTAGTAACTGGATATATCTTTTTCAAGAATGGTTTGAGTAGTTCTGTAAACATACCGTCACCAAAGTTACTCTCTACCAAGACAACATTTACTTTATGTTCCTTCGCTATGTGAGATAACTTCGTTAGCGTAGATTCTCCATAGCCTCCTGATATACCAGCACAGTCTGCTACGTATAAGTAACCGTTTAACATCTTAACAACTGCGTAAGCGGTTTCATCCTGACCTCTACCAGAGGGATCGATTACAAGAACAGAACCATCGTAGTCTACGTAGTCTCCTATAGTGGCTTCTGGGGCAAAGTATTTGTCACCCCCTAGCCCTACGTTAGGTAACTCCTTAATCTCCTTCATAACGCCATACACGAGCTTCTCTGGTGCTTTATCCTTATCAATCGACATCACCATTAAGTCAGATAACTTCAATGGATATCTATCGGTATCAGATAAGCTTGTGTCCAACATGAACTGTAAAGCAAACCCTGAGCGACCATAAGATAACTCACGTTCCATCAAGTCATCGTCATCAAACCTCAGAGGATCTACAGGATTCCCGTCTAAGGGACTTTCTGCTTTATGCATAGAATCCCATAGGGTAGGTGCTAAACGATCCCCATACGCCTTGTTAGCGTCATCTATCGAGGGGTAACGTGCTGTCCATATCCTCATCTTGTAGCCACGTTCTGTAAGTGTGTTATAAAGACTCATCTCACACTGTGGTGTTCCAAGATATAGAATTTTACCTTCTGGTTTAAGTACCGCATCAAACTCCTTAACAGCTTCACTTAACTTTTCTCTCATCATCTGTGTCATTGAGTTATTAGGTACTTCAATGTCATCAGCAATGATTATGTCTGCCCGACTGCCCGTCAGCTGTCCAGTAATCCCAACAGACTTAACTGAGGGACTACCAGACGCTAAAGCGGGTCTTACATCAAACGCAATCTTGCTCCACCTTTGCTCACTTGTTGCTATGAGATGTTGGCATATTGGGAGTTCCAAGATTAGACGTTGTGTGAATGTGGAAAAATCGTCAGCTCTTTGTTTTGATGCTGACACTACCATGAACTTCTTTTGTGGATCGAGAAGTAATTGGTGTACCACGAATGCTGCTGTAATGTAGGACTTACCTACACCACGAAATGCTTCAATAATCGCTCTACGAGGGCAGCTCTGAATATAGTCTGCCATATCGTATTGGACAGGAGTAGGATCAGGCAAGTTAAGATGCTTCCACACTATATACATAAAGTTACGGAAGTCTTTTAGTTGCTCTGGCATCTTTTTCATTATGCTTTCCATTTTACCTTGTTAGCCCAGTACGCTGCTGAGGAGTTACCCTTAGCTATGTTCCGTGCGTGTCGTGCTTTAAAGGCTGCACGTTGTTCTGCGCTTTGGTTGGTCTTTGCACCCTGCTCACCAAACCTAATAATCTTTTCTTTGCCATTAACTGTTGTTTTGACAATGTGTGATTTGGTTTTGTGGTTGGGGGTACGCTGTGGTTTGTTGATTCTTAAATCATCAAAAGCACCCATACTATGTATCCTTCTTCTTAAAACCTATCTTAAGTTTAGCGTAAGCTTTAGGAGATATGGTTGATTTCTTTTTAGATCGGCTAATGCCTTTCTTTCTCCTAGCGTTAATATTTGCGTATAATCCTCTAGACATTCCTGCTCCTATTCTGACTTCTACTGGCAATACGTAAGTTGTTAAGTGAGTTATCGTTAGCGTTGCGGTTAATGTGGTCTACATCTTTCCCCGCTACCGCAGCTTTACCTTTTTTTGCAATCATCAAACGTCTAGCTTTATTTCTATTGCTGCGTTTCTTACGTTGCTCAGGCTTGCTGTGGTAATTAGCATATTCAGATGAGTAGTCTCTAGGTGCGCTCAATGTGACATCTCCTCAAACGGTAACGCCTCCAATAAGTTAGCCATTGGTGACTCTGTGCTGATTACTTCAAGACAAGCTCCGTTGTCCTTAAGAAACTTTGTTGCTACAGACAATTCAGAAGCAGATGCCTCACCAGACTTAACCTTTGCAAGTAAATCTTTAGCTACACCTTCGTGTAATTCTTCTAATACTTTTCTATCCATTAGTAACTCCAAACTACGGGGTAAGATTGTCTAAGATCAACATGGATAAACGTCTTAGCAACGCCTATGCCATTGAAGCCTAACTTAATAGCTTCCTCAATGATCTTATATTTCTGTACACCGTTAACTACTTGTATGTCGGCAGCTATGCCTTGTGCATGAGTGCCAGCTTTTTGTTTCTTAGCCTCGATAGGATGTCCTTCGGGGTCTCGATAACCACTTGTAATTGTAAAAGGAAAACCACAAGCTTCTCGTAGAGCATCTAGTTTTTCTAGAAACTCCTCGTCCATCTCATTGTTACCTGTAAATCTACAATTAAATTCGTTTATGTCAAAATATATCACTTATTAACTCCTTTAACTTTTTCCATTGTACGTAAACCACCAAGACCAAGCATACCCATTAGTACAGGCAACATAGTTGATGTATCTGCTTGCGGTACTACAACACCAAAGGGTGCTGCAAGTGGACTAATAAGGAAGTTAACAGCAAACCCTAACACACATACCCACGCAGTAGCGGGTCTCCACGAAGATTGAAACCAATTCCCTTTGGCTTCTTGTTTATTTACTTCGATTTGAGCTAGAGCGATTTGCTGTCCGTGTTTCTCCGACATCGTAGCAATTTCATGTGCTATCTTTTGCTTTGTGTCAGCATCGGGAATAAACTTATCTAGCAATCCTGTCACAGGGGCTATTAATTGTTCAAGCATATCACACTCCTAGTAATTTGAGGGCTGAGAACAGTCCCATAGACTGACCCCAATAAACAACAGCACCGCCCACAACTAACCACTTGATTTGTAGCAGGGTGCGGTTGATGCTATCCAGCATCCCTCTAAGCTCATTGGCGTTAGCCGTAAGCATCTTAAGTTGTTCGTCCTGTAGATCCACTCGCCATTCCAAGCGTTCTACTTGTTGTTTTATTTGTTCCATTGGTTATCCTTTATGCTGCTATTTCCATTACGGTTAATGTGGTAGCGTTTTGGTAGTTGTTTGACCCTCTTAACCTTATCTGCCCGTTATCTCGCTGGTAACGTATACTTACTGTTTCACTTGTATCTGGTGGGGAGTATATTGCTTGTAGAGTTGCAACACCTTCCATTCCATCATTGCTGTTTGTTAACTGTATTTCAAGGTTTTGGTTAGCTAAAGAATTACCAGCTTGGTCGTATAAGAAAACCTGAGCAGCTGGGTCTGTCGTTTGACCAAACCCCTGTAAATCATAATTTATGCTTGCAATAATATACAGTTGGTTACTTGATGAAGATAAAGTAATTGTATCGCTAGTAAGTGCTGTTGTTCGACCTCCCCCATTTAAGGCTATAGATGAGGGTAAATGTTTAACTTTGACCTGTAACACCTTACCACCCCCAACACCCGCAAGGAGTGCTGAAGGAATAGTACCAGTA